AACCCTTATGTGGGTCAAATCTTTTATGAACCAGAAACAGAAAAACTTTTTGAGTTCTGCGAGGTTACAAAGACAGATGAGCTATCAGGCAAGATTGTTGAATCTGCTATGTGGTTCGATATTACAGAGAAAGATTTAGTCCCATAGAGGCATGACAACTCTTCTCCAGAGTTTAAAGCTGCTCTTTTACAATTTTGAGGCTCATTGCCCTCATGGCCTATATTGTGACTGTGTCAATCCAGCACATCAACTTTGTAAAAAGATATGAGTTCCCTTCGAGGATTGTTGAGGGGCAAAAGGGGTTCTTCTAGCTCCGATCATAAGACTCAGCAATAAGCGATATAGTCAGTAAGACCTCTACTTCTTTCCAAATATAACAAACTTAAAGCGGCTCCAAAAAGTCGCTTTTTTCTTTTTTAGTTCTTTTTCTAACTTAAATACATAAGCGGCTTGCTGAGATATAACTTCAAGAGAAGTGCTTATAAAATGTGCTTGCTTTGCATTTGTCTGTAATAGCTTTATTGCATAAGGCTTGAGTAGTTCTATATCATCTAAGTTTTGGATAAAATGTATAGACTTTTGCACCTCGAACTCTCCTTCAAGGCTGTAAGTAGATGTAAGAGCCTTGATAATATCCATTACTTAACTGGAAAAAGCTTTTCTTCAATCATCTTCACTATTGCGTCATCAACGTCATTATCGGATTTCTCAGCCGCCGATTTAAGCATCAAAATTAAACCTTTACGCACAGATTCTGACTTGCCGAACCTGATAAATAGATTGATTAGAAATTTGGACATGATTTGTTTGTTTTTCCAAACATAGCTAATATGCCAGTAATAAACAAGAAACCTTAATGTTATGGAAGAGGAAGAAAAGGAAGGTCGGGATTATGTAGGACATTTTGTTCGCATAATTATTCTTGGGTGGAGTTTATCAGTGATGACTCTTGGATACATGGAAAGAATAAGACTGGACACTTTTGCGGCTGGCCTCGTGGGGAACATAGCAAGCAGCTATGGTGTGTCTGTGAAAGGTAAGAATGGCAACCAAAAAAAACCAGTTATAGTGGATAATAAGAATACTAAAGTTGGTATCAAATGAAAAAGCTTTTACTACTTGCCGCCCTCTGTATTCCAACTGCGGCCTACTGTGACATTCAACACTCAATAACTTCAAGCGTAAAGCTAGAGAGTTTATCGGCAGCAACTTCAGCCGACAAAATTGGCTCAAGCTATAGCATCAGTGGAAATAACATAACTACTACAGATTCAAACTCAGCCGCAACTATTGGTGGATTTGGTTCTGTCACATCAGGAACTCCAGCAATAAGCTTTCCCAGTTCTATTACCCAAGCAAGTAGTGGCGAGGCCTTCTCATTTAGTACTAGCTACCTCGAAGGGGACGCTACTTCTGGTTCAGCACCAACAGTAGGCACAGTGAGCAATTTTAGTGACCTTACTTCCACAAGTGCTGGTTCAGTAGGCACAGCAGCCGTTTCCTTAGATAATCACACAATGACACTTTCTGCTGGAACAGGAACAGGGGTTGTTCTTACTGGTCAATTCGTTACAGACTTAACTGTTGATTAATGTGGAAATATCTGCCGCTTATATTTTTTGTTAGTCCAGCTTATGCTCAAACTGTAGTCCCTAATTTTAATAGTGCTACCTCAACAAGTCGGTCTGTGACTACAAATAATTTGACGGAGCAAATCCGAGAGGTTCGCTATAATTCGGGTTATACCTACAGTGTCACTGGTTCTGGTATTTCATGCGGCAACTGTGATTCAATATCCATGCCAAATGCCACAGTGACAGAAACCATCAATGGAACTACCTACGAATGGACAGGCTTGAATATGAATCAAAAACCTCAATGGCAACAGACAGGTCAAGGAGCTTTTCAATTCTCAGAGTTTTACAAAGGCCCATCTTTAGAAAGCGTAATAGATATAACAAGACAAGTTACTTCAGAGGTCGTAACAGATACTACTATTATATTTTCCAATTAATAACTCTTTTTTCTTGTCTGCCTAGTTATGGCAATCAAAGTACAATAGCAAATCCTCAATCTAATACAAGTTCCAGTGTATCGAATTTTGCAACGCAAGTTTTGACAGGGCCAATGACAGAAAACTCTTATGGTGCTGGTATTCAATGTTCTGGAGCTACACTATCAATTAGCCCATTTGCAACCACTTCGGTTGCAGTTAAGCGTCCTCAAGATTACATCTTCCATACGCCAGTCTATAACGAAGCAACAGACTCAAATGGCAATCTCACAAATGCTGGTGAAATTCTCTACTACAGAGAAAACTACAGCGGCAACAAAGATTCTACTTCTTTTAATTTTGGGATAGCAGCCACAATATCTGTACCACTTGATAAGCGTTTTCAAAATGCTTGCCTCAAAAGTGCGACTACTCAAGAAAAAATAATGCGGCAACAATTATCGACAGCCAGATTGAACTATGAACTTGCAAGGCTCAAGAATTGCCATGAGCTTAGAGTTATTGGTGCTGAATATTCTCCAGACTCTGAATACTTTGGCCTTTGCTCCGATATTGTAAGTAAACCTAAAATGAACCAAGTTATCCCTCATACACACAAAATTGAGTTAAATAAATAAATTTAGTCCACTCAGAATCGCCTACAAAGTGCCTCTGGATTTCTTTGCTTATGTTTGTACCTTTGATTTATCCTTCTTTTTGCTCAGTTTCTTTATGGCTGTCTTGATAAGGTTTTTAAGTAAATTGGCTATGATAGGTGAACCAGCCGCAGTAACAGCAATAATTGAAGTGTTAACAAGAACAGGAGTGCTAGGTATCCATTTCTCAATAAAGGTTGAATCTCTGAGGATTTCATAGCAGCGTCCATTTTTTATTGAATGACCGATAACGACTTGTAGCTTCAAATCATTAGGGTAGCTTCCTACTGGAATATTATCTTCATTAGGGCATTTAACAAAAAACTCTTTATCTTTTTTAGCTTTAGGTTTGTATTCTGGCGGCTGTGGAATTTCTGGTTGTGGTTGTTCTGGCTGTTTTACTGGGTCTGTTGGGATAAATTTATCAGGATTATATTGTAAAGCCTCGAATGTTGGATAGCTTACAACAGGATAATCAATTTTCGGTTTATCAATAATATCTAAAGTTGTTGGATATTGTTCCCATGTTCTTGTTTTGGGAATATAAATTTCTTTTATCTTTATCTGTGGTATTTCAATTCTGGGGATTTCCAAGTGTTTTTACCTTTGGTGGTTCTGGTAGCTGTATAGATGGCCCTGTGAGACTTGGTATCTTGTCTCCCATCACATCTGGTAACTTATCCTCTAAACTTCCCATAATTTTGTTTTTCAGTGTTCTTTCAAACTCTGGGCTTTGCATATAGCGAATTGCTACATATCCAAAAGCTGCCATTGAAACTGACATTAAAAATGACAAAATAGAAATAATTTTTATAATTCGATCAAGCATGGTTAAACAGGCAATACTGAAAGCGATTTCTCACACTTTAATTATATCAATGCTCTTAATTATTCCCACTCTTGGGCCTTTGTACATTTTGGGTGGAATTATGACCAGACAAATGGAAAAGGTTAATTAGTCAGCCGCTTCGGCTGTGTTTCCCTCTGCTACCCAAGCAAGATACTCTTGGTAAGAGGTGTTTGCTTCGTCATATTTAAAGTGTAATCTTATGTTATTAGGCTCTGCCTTTAAAATACTTTTTGTAGTCACACCATCGAATGTTTGCTCTACTAATTTGTAAATAGGGTCTGTTGGAAATGCCATAATTAAAGTTCTGCATTTAATGCTACTGTAGCGTAAACACCACCACTACTATCATAAAGTCTTAAAAAACCAACACCCCCTGATGTGCCTCCAGAAACACTTATTTGAACTGATTTAGTCGACCCTACCCCTGTGTTTAAAATAAATGTACTAGGGTTGCGTGTCCCTGCACTAGCATAAAGACGAAAAGCATTACTAAAATCACTTACTACGAGATCAGGTTCAATTCTCATTTCTACTGGCATCCTTATTGTGCAAATGTCTGCTCCACCATCAGGATTTACAGTATTTCCAATAAGTGATTCGGCTACTGCGGGTGCAATTTGATAATAATACCTCTGACATAAAGCAAGCTCCTGTGCAAATGTCATATGTTCAAAATCGGTGGCATGATCTGAAACCTCAAGCTGCACTCCTGTAAGTTGAAAATAATTATTTGTAGAATTTGTTAAATCTACAGTTTGACCATACGCCCAGCCAGCATTTGAAAAAGCTGCCCATTGATTAGAATTAGCAGAACTTGAAGTATAATCTGTTCCCGCTGCAAAAAACCAATTAATATAAAGTCCATGACCATTATCTACATTTATTTCTGAACCACCAGTATCACCAACAAAAGTAAGTGTTTTTTTCTCCCATGTAGCTGATTGACTTATTGTATATGTTGTTGTGTATACTCTAGCAGAATCACCCATATAGAGATTTAAGGCATAATTTCCTGCTTGATAGGCTTTTACATGAAAACTTAATGTGATAGTTTTTGCAGCACTTGTTCCGTACAATAAATGTGCTACATCTTGTGATTCCGTTATATATCTGATGCCACCATATTCATCTGCTGCAACGCCACCAGTTTCAGCAGTTGTAACATCAAATTTTAAAGATTTTCTAAAACCAGATGGAGCATCTGTGGACTGCGACATAGTAAACGCTAACTGATCCATACCACCTAAATTACTCCTAAATCTATCAATTAAATAACCGTTTGCTGTTGTTGACGTACCGCGTTGACTTACTTCCATCGCGCCATTTATAGTGAGCCGTCTGTTACTTAAGTTATTAGTAATATTGGCAGTACACGTTCCAGAAGCATTATCAATACTGATAGCTGGTGTACTAGCACCGACCCCTTCTAAACTGTTGACTTTTATCTTCGACATAATTAACTAGGTTCTGTAGGAAAAGTAACAGATGACATATCTAAATTACCATCAGAATCAAGTTTAGGCGATGCACTAGCTGGTAAATCACGCAAACTTTGACGATATGTTTTCCAATCATTTGAAAGTGTTAAATCAGAACTAGCTCGCCAATCACAAGCTGTTAATAATTTATCTCTTTCTTTTCTTAATAATCTCATTGGTTCAGCATTTGTAAGTCTTGTTAATTCTGCATTTATTTCAGATTCAGTTGGTGCTGTCCCACTGTCTTTCCATTGTAAACCAGAATAATCTGTACCATTCCAAGTCCATTTTTGTGTTGGTTTAAGCGATGCAAGTGCTTTATATACGTTATAAATCATTAAGTATCCCCCAAACGTATAAATGTTGCAGCAGTTCTATCTTGAGAACTACTGCCATCCCAACTAACATTACTTATACTAAAAGCTCCAAATATAATTTTTTGATTCGTTGTGTCTGTCACATCAATTATTGTTCTGATAGATCCAGATTGGTAAGCATAACTAGAGACATCATAATCATTACCAAAGTTAACAGCACTTATAATGCTGTAATTATTATTATCATTTGTAGCAAGGATTTGTATTTGGTTACTGCGACTATATCCACTATCTTCGTAATAACTTTGAAACTCTACATAATAAAAACCAGTTGTTGGAAATGCAAAGACTCCATTTGTAGGATCATTAAATGTAGGAGTAGAAAAACCACCTTGCAAAGTGTTGTCTGACTTTTCCCAATTACTATCTGCAAAATATGTTGTGCTAGCGTTTGTAGCAGAAGTTGCTGTTCGCCTAAATGTGTGTGCTATTGTAATTCCACCACCGCTAGCAGCGGCAGCAAACTCAAGCTCTGCATTTGTAGCACTGTGATTCGCACTTGCTACTTGTAAAACCTGACCAGCCGAGCCAGTTGTAGATGGTAATTTTAAAGTAATATCAGAGCTAGGATTAGCTGCTGGACTATGTAAAATAGTACCATTTCCAGAACTGTGTTTTAGTTTTATTGCTCCCATAATTAACTAGGTTTTGGGTTGTCAGTTTTTACCTTTTCACAGGCTGCATAATATGCCTCTAGTTTAGTGGAATCTCCCTTACTATTCCAGTACATTGCATCTGCGAAATCTCCCAAAGGTGGATATAAAGGTTGTCTATCAGTTTTGTATTTTACTTTTGCTGCTTCTTCATCTAGCTCAGTTCTAGCCTTTGTTACAAGACTGTCATCAATACTTACAAGTTTATTGTCTTTATCAAATGCACCCAGACTATCTACAATACTTACGACTGTGCCAGAATATGCTTTGTAAATTGCTTCATGGTCTAAAGACATTATACAACAACCTCAATAGCGTTAAAATATTGCCAATTATAATAAGTGGTGCTTCCACCTCCAGCAGATGTCCACCCTACATATGCAGTACCAGAACCAGCAGTTGCGGCATGATATAAAGTAAAAGTCATTTCGCTTGTCGTACCAGCTATTTGCTCATAATGTATGTTGACCAAGTCCCAAGCATTGTCTTGCCCAGCAGCAACACCTTGTTCTTGATTAGAGTCTAAGCTTGTGCCATTGTGTATTCTAAATTCATGTGTGATTCCACTATTATCATGATATTGTGCAATACGTCCATCAATAATTATTTTATTATTTGCATTTGTAGGTGTTATATCAATATGAATACCTGTAGTTGCGTAAACACTTGAGTTCGTTGATGCTCTATTATTTATATCTTGTATTATTCCAGACTTATATTGAATCACACTTCCTGAAGGTAAAGCGGAGCTTGTAATTGCACCACTTGCTAGATCAGCAGAAGTAATAGAACCATTTACAATATTTGCTGAATTTATCTGCAATCCAGTAATTGTATCGTTTGAACCGTTTAGTACTAAAGCCATTATGGAATCGTTACAACTGAAGGACTATTTATTGTTAGTGTAGCATTAATTGTTAGAGGGCCAGCAACTAAAGCGTTATGATTTGTAGAAATTTCGTAATTATTATCCATAGCATTTTCTGACTCAAAAAATATTTGCTCACCGCCACCACCAGTACCACCGCCTCCACCACCAGCATCTGCATATTCAAGCTGTCCAACTGCTGTTGCACCACTTCCAGAAATACTTTTAACTTTTAATACTTTATCAGCAGCAATTTGGTTATCTGGCAAAATTAAAGTATAAGATTGACCAGCACTATGAGCAGGGGATTTTATTTTTACACCATGACTGTTTTGATTGCAATTAAGTTGTAAAGTTCCATCATTAGTAGCACCTTTAATTTCAAATAATCCTGTACCATTTGGAGTTACTTTTATATTTCCGTTTGTCGTAGAGGTATTTATTTCATTTGCTTGTACATCTAAGTTACCACCTAACTGTGGTGATGTATCATCAACTACGTTTGATATACCGCTTGCTCCACTTAATGAAGTCCAAACACCATTGTTATAGGCTTCAATTTGATTTAATTGACTATTATGACGAATCATACCAACAGCGGCTGGATTGTCTCTCTCGCTTGTATCTCCGCTAGGTAAGGTTATTGAAGATGTTGTGTTAAAAGTTGCCCTTGCTGTAAATGTATTTGCACTAGATAAAGACGCATGACCAAAGTTTGTTTGACTAACATCACCTAAACTTACAAAAGCATTATTAGCAGCGTTTCTAATTTTTAAAGTATTACCATCAATGTGTTGCGTATAAGCTGCAACACCGATTGACGGATCACCAGAGCCTTGATTAGTAGTGCTTAGTGCAGCAATTATTTGATTAAGCTTCGTCCGCACGACAAGCCCAGTTCCGTTATCAACTGTAAAACCTGCGCCACCAGTATTGTCGACTCTTGCCATTTATAAAAGAGTAATTGTTTTTAGTATATCCGTTTTATCCACCTTTACCAAACCCTACAGCAGTATAATTAAAATTTCTATTTACTGAAGCACCAGAACTGTTTTTAAATTGCACTTTAAATGATGAAGCGGTGATGTCAGATAAAGTAAAGAAATCCCCTGCCTGTAAATCATTTGCCGTTATTCCTATTGATGGAAGTTGACTGTTTGCACCTAAAAGAGAACTTGTACCGACAAAAAAATCATTATCAAAAGGTACTGTAGTTAAACCACTTGATGTTCGTGTTCCTGATTCAATTCTTCTTTGTAAACTTGCTGTATATCCTAATTCTGTAACTTGAATTGTTTGGGCTGAGTCGTTAGATGTCAAAGTAGTTCTAAACTTAAATCCTCGACCTTTATATGTTCCATTAGCAAAAGTTTGGAAGCCAGCGTAAGTTGCAGAACCAGAACTGGGGTCATCTTGAGTTACATTTACTTCTAAAATTGCATTTACATCTACACTGTCTGTTCCATCAAAATCTTGTAAACTATCAATCAAACCTCTGCTATCAAGCAAATCATTTGGAAATATAGCTTGAGACTTCATGTGTCTTTTAAGGTCTAAAGCAAAAACACCTCCTAAATCTAAAAAAGTACCCCCAGCAGTACCGCCAAAACTGTAAGTACCAGAGGGGGCAGTACCACCAATAAAATCAATACTGCTTTCAGCATTAAAATCTGAAATATCATCAAACAAACCAACACCAGATAGTGTTAAAGAATTAGAAACACTGTCAAAAGCTGTATTTACTTTAGTTCCTTGAAATTTTGGGTTGTCGTTATCTTCTCTTCTTGTCTGTGCAATCAAAGCTGGCAGTGGGTCAGGTGGGTCAATAATTACAGATGTTTCTCCTGTACTAAAACGACCACCATCATCTTGGGATCTTAAAATTACTTCACCAGCCAAAATTGGTATTTCGACAGAACTTGTATTACCAGCAACCGCAGTAACTAAGTCAGTTGCATTTGAAAAAGTACCATTTCCTGTGGTGTCTGGCGTATGCCTGATGAAAATTTTTCCCCCTGCAACCACATCTGCTTCTGTTGGTGGGTTCCATCTGAGCCTTGCAAGTTTATCTGTCAAAGGTTCATAGGTAAGACCTGTGATGTTGGCTGGTGGTGCAGTTTTACCAACAGCTTCAAATGTTGTTTCTGCTGGTGTTCTTGATGGTTGACCTAATGCATTAAAACTAAACACCCTAAATTCATAAGTGCCAACATCAGTGTTAAATATTTCAACATTACTTGAAGGACTTTCTATAGTTTTAAAATCACCATTATTAGCTCTGTACTGAACTTGGTATTTTGACACACCAGCTTGCGGTGTCCAATCAAGAATTATTTTTGGAACAGCAGTACCATTAATAATTACAATTTTTTCAGACGGAACTAAACCCTCTGGAGGGTCTTTTATTTCAGTAAGTGTGGTTATATTTCTTGTAGGTAAAGCTGTGCCATCTTCAACAAAAGCATATTTACCAGAATTATGTGATAAAGCTGTTATTGCAAAAGTCTTATCTTCATTTTCTTTTACGCTTACAACTCTCCATGTTGTTGTTTGTAAACTTGAAGTTTCTAAAATAAAAGGTGCGTGTTGATTTGGAGCGGCACTAAAGGCAGAGGAGACAGTTATTGTTGTCCCAGAAATATTACTGATTGTTTTTTGCTCAAGTGAGCCGTCAGGCAAAATTACAGAAATTGTAGGACTAGCCCCAAGACTTGGAATGTTTGTATTGGCTGAATCATCTAAAACTACTGTTGTTGTATTGGTAACGCTTTTTAATAAACCTCCACGCCTTACACCAGCTTTTAGTCTGTCAGATATTTCTATCACATCACCACAGCGCACAAGTGCGCCAGCAGCAGCAGTTGTTGCAAAAGAACAAGTCTCACCAGAATTTTGCTCATTATATAAAAACCAACGCCCTAATCTCCTTGCCTGATTACGACTTGTTGTGGCAAAAGCTTTGATATTTTTAACAACAACGCCATACTTGGTTTGAGTTGCAGCGTCAGCCTCAACAGTTTCAACGTCTACCTCTTGAGTAACCATATCAAAATAACTAACATTTATAACTGTGTGTCTTGTTTTTAAACTTGAACCAGCATATAAAAAACCAGCCTCAGTAACATTTGCGTTTGTAAAAATATAAGTTGCATCTTTTGGTGCGTCTTGAGATATAGCAATACCACCAGCAGAATAAAATGGCATTACTCTCATTACAGAACAAAGAGAATTAATTAATGTATAAGCCTCTTGTTGCTGAGTTATATTCACGTTGCAGCTAAATCTTGGCTCAGTAGACCCATCACCATTACCAGCATCTACTGATTCTCCACAGTATTCACTTACTGTCTTAAAACTAAATTTATCTAAGTTTGACTCTGGAATACCACAACCAGCCCTTGTATCTATAAGCAAGTCATAAAGTATCCAAGCTGGATCTGTTGTCCACTCTTTATCTGTTTTAAATGTTCCATTAAAAGTCCCTGTATAAGTTATTGCACCTGTCTGCAAGTTAACATTGGCGTTGTGGGGTATCTTGATCTTGCGACCTCTAATACGGAACACTCTCTTAGGTATTCTTGGGAACTGTTCAGCATTGAATCTTAGTGCAACATGAGCAGTGTTTGGATAAGCATTTTGTTCAAAAATAATATTGGTTGCTTGGTTAAATTGAAAAGCATTTATTAATTTTGCATCTGAACTATCTGCCGTAACCCTTTCAACTCTAACTGCAACAGGAAAAGAAGTTGTTGAGCTAAATTTTATAAGATAATCTCTAAAATATGCGTTTGTTGATCTTCCCTCAACAGTATCATTAATGACTGTGGTGGTTGTTCCATCATTCTCAATAGTTTTTATTAATAAATTTACTGATACTCCATTTATATCTCCATTATCTTCAAACTTTTGCAGTGAAGGGAATCTTAAAGTAACTCTGACAGCGTTAATATTTGATTGACTTACAGTATGAGTTACTGGAATTGAAGTGGTAACAGTTGTACCAATTACAGTTTCCGTTTCAATGTTTGAAATACCCTCAATAAATGTTTGATTCGCTGTTCCTAATCTAAAATCAAAACCTAAATCTTTAAAATTAAAATCACTATCTTGTGGTGCTGTATTGCTGGCAGATTCTTGTAAAACTTGAGTGCCGTTGAGAAAAATATCCTTCTTAAATGCGTTGAAATATGCAGTAGATGTTTTATCTGTAATGCCAGCTTTTGACGCCGTTGCTGACCCTTCTATTTCGCCCTCACCAAGCAACTCAACAATAGTGTTAAATTGTTTTGAAGATAATGCACCACTTGGTAAGTCAGGATTTATTAAATCTTTTGCAACTTCACCTAAACCTCTTGCAAACATTAGTTGTTACCCTCCACTTGTACAGTATCAACTCCATTTGAAACCACAATAGAACCAACAACAATTTCTCCATATACTAAATTAACTGGAATACCTGCACGACTAATATTTGTCAGCCCTGTAAACGAGTAGTTACTTGCTAAAGCCGCAGGGTCTAAAGCATCTTGACCTGTCGGTGAAAGGTTACTTTGTTGTGGTGAAAGCATACTTGTAACTCCATCAACAACCATACTTGTACCTATTGAAGTTAATGCACCAGAAACAACTGTTGCCAATAATCCACTTCCCAAAAAAGTTGTTCCAGCAGCCACAGCAGAACCGCCAAATAATGCACCAGCACCAAGTAAAATTCCTAAAAAATTACCATGAACAACAGGTATAATTTTTATATCATCTTTTGAATTTAAATTTAATAAATCTTCAGTTATAACTTTTGCTCCAACTTGAATTGTATAAAACTGATCTGCCATGTGTTTTTCAATTCCTTTGAAATTACAAACTAAAAAGCTTATTGCCTCTTTTGGTGTATTAAGATCAACCTCAAATTCAGCCTGACCTAAAAATTTTCTTAAAGTGCCGTAAACCTTGATTTTTTTAAGCATTTATCTCATCAGGTTTTATTACTGCTATTTTATCTGATTTCGGAGAAACGAGATAAAAAATTAAATCTATTGCCTTACAACTATATTTATCAGATTTTGAAAACTCTAAAATATCTTGAGGGTGACTATGAACAATTCCAATAATATCATCTACAGAATCTTCAATATTCGCCCAATCTAAAGGGTCAATCACAAAAGACTCTGCCTTAAATTCCTTTGAAATATTTTTACAAGGATAATATTTTTGTAAATTATTTTTTACACCTATTATTCCGCATGATTCCTCAGGGTCGCATTGTCTTGCGTGTTCTATTGCATCTTGTTTCCAACAATAATCCATTATGTATTTATAAATGTCCCGACCCCTGCAAAATCTTTTCTTGTTACTTGCCTTTTTGGTAATTTTAAATTTGCCTGATCTAATGCACCAACTAGCTCAAACTGTACTATTTCTCTTGTTTCACTTGTTTTTCTATCAATAAAAAATATTTCTTGAGGCAGTTCATTAGATGATGGTGTACCAAATGGGTTGTTGTTACTAGGAAAGTTGGCAGCGTCAAGTTCACTTGCATGAGTTGTAATTCTGGTCAGCTTTGCATCTGCTAAATCATTATGAGGTGTTGTTAGATTAACAATTATCAATAGATCGGTCATTGTTATCACTGAGCCGCTTCTTGTGATTCCACCTAAGTTTGCAATCGTGAGGGTTGGTCTAGGAACTTGACCTCTACCTGTAAACTCAGCACCTTCAAATGTAACTGGAACTCTTTGATAAGAATTACCTTGCCATATTATTTCTGCATTTGAGTTCATGTTTGAACCAGCATGAAATCTGTAAACTGTAGGCACATTTGATGGATTCCCTGTGGCATAGTGCAAACCCTCTACAAGTTCTAAAACAAACAATTCGATCCTTGCACTTGGATTGAGTTTTTGTAGCTCAGATACTGGTATTGCCATTAGGGTTCTGCGACTTGTTCAAAAGTTAAATTCATAGTAACTCTATTATTTAATATTGCTGTTCTACTTCGTCTTGTGCATATAAATTTTAATGCTGACGAATGATGTGGCGGTGTAAAATCAAAGTTTGCTTGATCGTCAAATCTTGCATCTAAAAAAGTGTCTATTGTAGTGGCGTCAGTGGTTGAGACATTAAAGGTTAAATTCAAAGTAATCAATCTTTTATTTGCTGGTAGCCCTTGAACAAATCTTTGTTCATAGCCATCACCTAGTTTTATGCGTAAACTGTCTTGGTTTACAGTTTCTGTTGTTGAATATTGTGGAGTAATACTTGGAAAAGTTGCCATTATGTTAATAAACCTCCCGCACGTTTTTGTTTGATTAGTTCAGCTTGTATTGCAACAGCAATTTGTTGCCCTAACTCATTACCTCCAGCAGATGAGCCACTAACAGTCGATCCTGATGCGTCAACGCTAACTGAAATATTGTTCACTACAGAATCTCCACCTCCACCTATTTGACTGTTTGGGATTATATTGCCACCTTTAGAACCCATTTGTAATATTTCTGGACCACGTTCACCAACAACAAAAGCACCACCAGCCGATACTCTTCCGCCCCTTTCCTTACCAAACAACCCACCTAAAAAACCGCCAAAGCCTTTACCACCACTTAAAGATTTACCAATACCACTTATAGCTTTGTTTAAAGCAAGATCAATTAATTTGTCTTTTAAATTACCTAAAACTTTTCCTATTGCTTGACCAAAACTCTGACTTCCTTTTACAGCCTCTCTTAAATTAGTAACTAAATCATTTCTAACAGACTCTCCTATTTTTTCAAATGTTTTTTGTAATTCTTCGGCCTCTTCTCTAGCCTTTTTTTCTGCTGGTGTTATTGCCTCAACACTTGTCTTTATATCTCCATTAGTTTTTAAAATATTATTTTTTGCATCTAGTTGTTTATTTGCTTCATCTGTAATTTCTCTTTCAATACCAGAAAACTCAATTAATCCTTCTTTTAAAAATTCTAAATTTTTACCAAGATTCTTAAATGGGTTTTCAATATTCTTAAAGGGGTTTTCTAATTTTCCTAAACCTAAATCAATTTGTGGTATTGCAAAATTAGCGGCTCCACCAAGTAATTTTTTAATAGGCTCTGGTATAGCATCAACTATTTTTTGAAAAACTTGTACAATAGGACGCACTAAATCTGCAAATCTTTGTTTTATACCATCAGTTATTGAAATAAACTGTGCTTTTAAAATATTTAAACCATCACCAAAATTACTTAAAAATTCTCTTACAGAATTAAAAGAAATTTTTAAAGATTGACCTATTACTCCACCAATAACCCTCCCAACAAAAATAATTTCATCACCAAATTTTGTGACCTGTTCTTTAACATTTATCCAACCTTGTTCTAGAGACATTAATGTCCCTACAGCATCAATTCCTATATCTTTTAAAAAAACTTTTCCTATCTCTGAAACAACCCCTACAACCCCTCTGACAATATCTCCAACAACTTTAAAAGCAACTCCTAACGCCTCAACAGTAACAGCAGCTACTTTTAAAGTATCTCTTATTATTATTCCAAACTCTGAACCATCTGTGGTTAAGTTTGTAAATGCAGCCCCTATTCTTTTAAGCTGTCCCTGTATTGTATTTGCTGCTGTGAAAGCGTCTTTTGCTGCTCTTCCTTGTGCATTTGCTTGGTTTTCTAAAGCCTCATTAAACTTAACTAATTCATCATTTAACAAAGGTTGTATTGCTGTAAGTGCCTCAACACTTCCAAATAGTTGAGATAAATTGTCTGCACTTGCTCCACCCTTATCACGAATTTCCTCTAATACTCCACTTAATCCTTTTGACTTTATTGCAGCCGCACTGAAATCAATGCCTAATTTTTCCGCAACATCAGAGGCTTGTTTTGTTGGTTTTTGTATCGAAGCAATAACTTGTCGTAGTCCAGCAAAGGTTGACTCAACAGGAACACCAGTTGCAGTGACAGCAGAAATTGCAGCATTTAACTCATCAATACTTACACCAGCACCAGCCGCTATTGGTGCAATACGACCTATCTGTTGTGCGTATTGGTCAACAACAATTTTACCATCAGCTTGTGTCTGTGCAAATCCATCAACTATTTTTCCAGCCTCATCTGCGGATTTTCCATAAGCATTTAAAACAGATGTTGTTGCATCAGTAACAGTTTGCAGATCAGAAAATCCACCAGTAGCACCTAACTGAGCCGCTTTTAAAATATTTGTAATCTCAGCAGTTTCAGCAAACCCAGCAGAGGCTAAATCATAAGATGATTCTAATAACTCAAGTTGTGAAGCCTGACCACTAAGCTCATTTGATAAAGTCGAAAGTTTTGGTGTAAGTGCATCTACATCAACTCCTAAAGTTCTCACTCTTGCAGTGGCAAAGTCTTGAGCAGCTAAATTTGTAAAAATTTTTGACAGTGCGGCAACAGCAGTTATGCCAGCAGTAAGTGGCCCTAAAGCTGTTGCCAATGCCGCCCCAGCAGTTCTAAACCCTACAGCCGCACCTTTAGCACCAGCACCAGCACCAAAAAATGACTTGCCAAGTATTGGTAAAGCTCTATTTGCGTCTTTTAATTTGCTATTTGTTCCGTTTACAGTTTGATTAAATTTTTGTGCCTGAGTATTTACATTCTTTAATGCTGTTATGGCTTGCGTAGCTCCTACTCTTAGTTCTACGTTTGAAACTGCCACGACTAAACAATAACTCCTTTAACTATATCTTGATTTGCGTTTGATTGCATCTAACTCTTTTTTTTCTCTTTCACGTTTTAGCTCATAATATCCAGCAAAAAATATCAACTCTTCTTCAGTGAGTTGTGTTCTTAGTTCACTTACTGTCTTGCCTAATTCTGTTGCAAGGAAAAACTCAAAATTTAACCAGTTATCCCCCTTTAGGATTCCTTTACGTTATCAATAGTTGCGTTTTGATTTACACCAAATAAAAATAACTCAATCTCATTCAATACATTTTCTGGCAACTCATTTTGTAGCATTACAAAATCAGATGGGTGAAATGCTTTTGTTCCATCTTCATTCTCTGCCAACTGACAAAGCATATGTGTAGAAACTACTAGAGGGTCATCACTGCCAGCCCTTTGTGTTGCTCTGGCTCTGTCTGCCCTTGTAATCGCCTTGAAATATAAACTGACTACAGTTTTGCCGTCATCATCTTTAACGTCAAATTTACGCCTTTTAGAAAGGTCAAAAGATTCCTTTAAAAGGTCGAGAGTTCTTTTTTCTGCCATAAATTAAATGCGAAGTATTTTTAATTTACTATATGTCTGAAGTTATTGCACCTGTTGTCTGGAATGAAATGTTTACTAACTGTGTTTCTCCAAGTGTTGCACCATACTCAGCACTTGTAATGATTCCAGAAAAAGCTAACTTTTTACTACTAGCTGAACTATCAGGGAACAGTTCAAAAGATGCGTCACCAGCATCACCTGTTGTTAATACATCTTCAACAAATGCTAAATAATCACTATTTCCAGCATTATCATAAATTAATTCTGCTGATCCTTCACCAGAAATTAGACCACCAATAAATGTTTTTGATGTATTACCTTGAACTGTAGTTTCTAAAGTATCTTTTGAAACTGATAATGACCATGATCTAGTTCCAGCAATCGCAGCAGTTGTTCCAGCCGCATTGTGAAATTTGATTTGTCCACCATCACCCTTTAAAGCTGCCATGACAAAAAAAAGAAATATTTATAAATATATTAACTCTTTTCAGCCTTTTTTACATCTTTTTTCAAATTTTGTTGACTCTCCATATATCTTTTGCAATTTGGATCCCACATTTGAGGATCTCTTACACCCTTAACAGCTTCGATAGCGTCAAGCATTTCTTCTGTAAATTCAATTTGCATAATTAAAGATCCTCGTAAATTGTAAATGTTATTCTGATTTGAGTTTGAAATTTACCTTCTGGACTTGAAGTAAGAATCTCAGGGCCAATAGGTGCGTCAAAAATAACACTTGATACTGTAATTCTATTGTATAAGTCCCTAAGTCTTTTGCAAATTGTAAAGTTAGACCCTGCCCCAAGACCTTCCTCTGTAAAAACATTCAATAAAACAAGACCGTCAATTTGATTGTCAGAATTAGTTGCACCACCTTGAGTTAAATAGGTGTTGTTTCCAAAGCTTGTAACACACTGAACAAAAGTATCCTCTGCTGTTGAGTCAAAGGTCATGTTGTTAAATACAACAGGGATCACTGGGCTTGAGGCAAGCTCTGTGGCTAACCTAGCCTCTATTGTGGATCTAACTGTATTTAAATCTGTTGCAGCCACTATAACCTCCGTTTAATTCTTTCATATTCTTCATCTGCCCACTTTTGTAATTCTTTTCCAATAAGTTCTGGAAATCCCTTTGTTGTTTGTTGTCTTGTTCTGAATTGCCCCTTCCATGATGGGGGTAGGTTTTCACCATAACAGACTGGCTCTGCATAAGGTAAGTTGTTTACTATGGTTCCGCTAGTTGGTTTTATGTCAGTCTGCCATGAGTTCCGTAGCCTACCAGTATCAACTGGTGTAGCCTTTTTTACTCTTCTAGTCCACTCCAAAGTTGTAGCTGCGACAAGAAATACAACGGCATCTTCCATGACATCTGGAATTTCAGTAATAGATATTTTTCTTGTCATGTTTACCTCAAGATAAGATCAAAACTTACTGGTGTATTATTCTGCTCATTTATAACAACTGAAATAATTTTAAATTCAACATTACTTATAACTACTCTGTCTTTTGTTGTAGGGACAAAGGTAAGATCACCAGCAGATACAGTGAGCAATTTATCCTGTGACTCAATCAAATCATTCACTTGATTTCTTGAAACTCCACTTAATGCACCTTTGATGGTTGTATCAGATGTAGATTCTGAAATAGCTCCAGTGGTGGTATTGTATGCCCCTGCTGTCACTTTCCTGATAGTCACATCACCACCAAGCTTCTTAAGTGAAGCACTAGCGGCTTTTTTTAGTGCATTAGCAAGACTCATAAGAAATATGCAATGACTTGTCCACTTGCAAGAGTGATACTTGTTATGACTCCACAGACCTCAGACGATGCCTTCATTGTGATGCCATTTATAGTTGCAGAACCATTTTCTGTAATATTCTCAGCAACAAAGGTTGCCTCTGCGTCTGTCAAACAATGCACCTTACCAAACCTGCCTGTATGGGCAGCCGTATCGGTAATAATGATTGCTGCTGGATATTCGTAGCCGTAGCCCATTTTCATGACCTCTTGATTGATAAGTTTGCTCTTCCACCTATTCTAATACCCATAAGGTAGTGGTCAACGATTGGTGGAATCCTATCAATGCCCACAGCCCCAAAGAATCTAGGGGTTACATTTATATTTCCAATACTTACAGCAGCAAAGTCCTCTAAG